TTGAAGGTAATCTGCAATACAGAGTTGTGCTCTTGTGGGTGCTGGTAGCTTAAGGTGAGCCCAGATAGCGGTAAGAAAATACCTAAAGTCTGATTTAAGTTGTTGTTCAATATTCATAGAAAGCTCTTAGAGGGGTCTAGAAGCGTCTGTAAGGTGCCTTAAAGGTGCCTCTGGTATGGAGACACCTAAAAGGCGTTTTAAAGGGCTTGTAGGGGCTTAGCGGTTATACTTACGCTTTTTCTTGCTAGCTTCAGCTTTTTTCTTATCGGCTGCTTGCCGTTCTTGAGAAGCTTTACGCATTGCCCGAAGCTCATCAGCTTGTTGCTGCATAACAGACTTACCAGTCTTTTTAACTGAATAACTACGTCCGCTAGCTACAGGACCAACACCAGAGGTTTGAGGCTTAGCCGGTTTTTTACCTGCAGGCGGTTTGGTTTGAGCTTTGACACGGGGTTTAGAAGGTGCTACGTTCTGACGAGCAGGTTTGGGCTTTTCAGCTGCTTTAAAAGCTGCTGCTTCGGTCTTTTTGTAATCAGACGGAAGGTTAGCTACAGGACGCTTGCTGTTTTGACCACGACGGGTTGAACCGCTAGAACGACGAGTTCGAGAATCAGCCCTCAGTTCCTCGAACGGACGCCGCCCGAGTTTTTTGTTACGTTCTGCGTCGCGCTTTGCACGGTCAGACATTTCTGCAACCTCAGCCGCCATGCCAAGAGGAACTGCTGCACGACCTGCAATTTTACCAGCTTTAGATACAGCCGCTGCACGTTGAGCCCTGCCAACAGCTTTACCAACAACGTTCGCACCATACATGCGATTTGCTGAACCCGGAGGTTGCCCTACACGAGTACCGCCTCTAGTGCCTTTAGCAGCTTCAGCTTGCTTAGCGTAAGCTCGGGTACGACGAGGATTTTCAGGTTTAGATTCACCAGCTTTGGCTAGCTCTCCACCTTTTTTACCAGGAGGAAGGGCTTTCTGGTTTTGACGAGCTTTAGCAGCGCGTTGTTCACGAAGCAGTCGTAGTTGCCGCTGCCTCATCGTTTCAGTAGATTTTTTAGCTTTTGATTTACGAGGGGCCATTATTTAATGTGCGAAAGAATGAGTTGTTCACGTTTTGGATGTAGACCAAAAGTTTGTCTCATCCAGGTAAGCCAGTTATTTGTTCCTTTGTCCTGATTACATTTGCGGCAACTTGGCACGAGGTTACTGGTAAGATCCTCACCGCCAAAACAGCGAGGACGAACATGGTCAAGTGTAAGTTCATGTAATTCATAATGTTCTCCACAATAAACGCATTGACAGTTGAAGTGTTCCTTGATGGCTCTTCTCCAGAGCCTCTTCGCTTCTGGACTGGTCATGGTTATTAGGTTTTGAAGGTAGTGATCAGGACTAGGGAGCAGAGGAGTCATATCCTAGGCAGCATACTTGCGGTTCTTTTTCTTCTTAGCGGAAGCTTTACGAACGGGCGCGTACCCACCTTTACCTTTGTTAAGGTCAGGGTAGTATTTGACTGGAGTAGATTTAGGTTGTTTAGCGTCTTTAATACTAGGCCAATCTTTTTCTTTCATTTTTTAATCCTCAGCTTTGCTCGGTTTCTGGCTCTGTTTGTTGACGGGTCTTCGCGGACGAACGTGCCCGACGTGGTTTGGGAGTAGTCTTTTCCTCCTTTGCCGTAGTTACCGTCTTCTCTACGGACTCGGTTGTGCTCGGCTCGGTAGGCTTTGCGGTCTTCTCGTTGATTAATTTTCCGATTCTCTGCGTTTTTATGACGCCGAGCGGCTGCATTGTCGCGGTAATTCTTCGCACTTTTCTTTAGTTGTGAATACGGTTTCTTTTTGGGAGCCATTAGCGTCTAATTGCCTTCTGGACTTCATCAAAATTAATGGTTGGCATAATATCAGCAAGGCCGCTGAGAGCAGAACCCTCAACGGCCACACCTGTGATATCATTTTTTGACAACCAATCAGCTGCTGCTTTAAGATCAGCAGTCGTAGCTTCACCAGTTTTAATTCGTGCTAAGAACTCCTTTGTAATTAGATTGTGAAGCTCGTTAAATGTGTCTTCACTTGCACGATTTTTAGCCATTTCTCAGTACAATTTGATCAATTTTGTTCTCAATACGGATCATGTGATCTTCTATTTTCTTAATGGCTGTTGTAAATTCTTGTTTAGGTACGTAGTTGGTAGCTACACGCAACTCAAACGTATCAATACGGCGGTCTAAGTCGTTGACGCGGTTATGCATACGACTATTAAGAGCAGCTCCAGCAGCAATAGCTGCGATAGCGGCTGACACAAGTGCTTCTATCATGGGGTTAATGCTACAATAGGTACAATATCATGACAAAGCACTTCAACACGAGAACCGGGTCTAAAAGTAAAGCCAGCTTTCATGATCTCCGTACATTTCAAGGCACGAACTAACTCGTAATCAAGTCTCATTTTTTGTTCATGCTTCTTGGCGATACCTTTGCAAATCTCTGTCATCTCACCATCTAAAGGAATAGCAAAGTTAAGTTGCATTCCCCAGTTATTGCTTCTGACGTAACCTGTTTGTTCAAACGGAACAGTATCATTCCCCATATAAAATGGAGAAAACGTCATGGTAGCTCCGTTACAGCTATTAGAATTTGCAAAGTATTGACGGGACGGTGCTCCATTGTTTTGGAATTGCACCGCTTGATTCGTGACATTACCCGTAGCGGCGGCTACAGGGTTAGAAGTGTTTTGGACTTTAGGATCTTCTTGTGCAAATACAGGTGTACTTACTGAGAGAAGACCGACAAAGAGGTAGTGGTAGAAACCTGTTGAATGGTTTCGGTTACCAGGCTGTCTTCGATAATTCCAGCTGCTCTGGTCACTACTTCTAGTTGAAACTGTTCTCCTGCATTGGTTACAGAATAGGTGGTGGAGGCGTCTAAAATGTCCCCACTTGGTGTTACATTGGTTCCAGACCATGATTTGTAATCGCCACCATAAACATTGGTCGCAATAGTACGGTCAATATCCACAGTGGTAGTAGTAGTGGATTGCATAGACCCCTGAGTAAAGTTAGGGGTGACTTGTTGCGCTGCTGCAGGGCTACCCAACATCAGCAAAATTAAAAGAAGCTTTTTCATTCCTTTCTTTCTCTAGTAATAGAAAACGTAGCAAGAGTACCGCTAAGGATTGATGCAACATAAGTGGGATCCATTTTAGGCATCCACCCAGCATAGCTAGCCGTTAAGAGTCCGGCTGACCAGCAGAGGACAATGAATTTGATGAACTCCCCCTTTTTGTTATTTTGTTCCATGTTGTCTTAAGTAGAGGTTTAAAAACCATTACTAAGTATTTAAACAAGGAAGTAGCAGTCAAAGTAGCGGCTACAGAAATAAATGCTGTAGTAGCTGCGGTAGTCATGATAGTTGTGGTGGGCATTGGTACTTTAATGTCCGTAAATGGTATCTCAACTATCTGAGCTTCAGGTGGAATGTTAGGCGGTTTGGGTGCTTCTTTTCTGGTTGTTTTGGTCTCTTCTTGAGGAGGTTCTTCTTCTGAGTTAATTCCTTCAATACCTGGCGGTGGACGAAGGGTGTTAGGAGGCACCACAAGCGGCTTGTACGAGGGTAAAAGCGCTCGTGGGACCTCCAGTACCGGGCCAGGTAATTGAGGGGCTTCAGGGAGCTTCCAGAGGGGTAACACGGGAGGCTCTGCCCACTCCATCAGAGATTACCAAAAAGACCACGTTCAATAAAGTCAACTGCTTGATCATCAACAGTGTTATCAGTTTGCTGTGCAAGCTTACGCAACATGTCAATGATAAGACGCTTGACTTGAGTTGAATTAATAAAGCTAAAAAGAATGGGGCGGATCAGGGTAATCATTATTCAGCGGGGGTAGGAGTTTCTTCAACAACGGGTTCTTCAGCGGGAACTTCCTCAACCACAGCGGGTTCCTCAACAACTACTTCTTCAGCAGGTGCTTCGGGTTCCGGTTCGGGCTCAGGCTCAGGTTCCCAACGGTTAAAGTCAGGACCAGTCAGGTAAGCAGCAAGCTCAGCAACGTCAACACAAGCGTCAATAGCTACTTCTTTTGCGTTACTAAATGCACGGATCTCACCACGACGAGCAAGAACAGCAGCAGGAACACCTGCACTGTTTTCAGCTTGACGGACAATGTACCAGTCAGTTTGAGCTAGCAGGGAGCCAGCAGTTTGCTTAACTTGTGCAGTCCATTGTTCCTTGAGTTGATCAAGGTCCTTAGGAATGCTTGCAGACCAGTAAAACCTTTGGTCGTAGTAAGGAGTAACGACGTCAGGAGTCTCCACGATGCCAAGAGCATCACGATCAGCTTTAGTGCTCAAACGCAGCCAATTACGTGGGAACTGACGTCCATCTTCAGTTGTAAACGCCTTATCAAGGCGCAAAGTTTTTCCGTTAAGAGTGTACATAGTTATTAGTTGTAATTAGCGAGCGCGGGCGTATTTTTGCGGATGTTCGGCGAAGGCGGCGTAGATGTAGGTGTCGCCATTTTGGTTGTAATCCAATACTGTACGGATAGGACTGAATCCATTTGAGTACAAATCAACCATATCGTAAGCTGGTGTGCTTTCAGCATTTGATAGGTTAGGAAAAAGTCTTGGACCTTGAGCGTTATACCCTTTCCTAGCTACATCGTGGAGAATCCAATTCGAGCCGCCAGTTGAAGTGCATTTAAGCATTAACCATTTCACCCTAAAGCCGGTATATACGAAAGGCGGGCTTGTACTTGATCCGTTGCCGGTGTAGCTGCCGAAGGCGCTGTACCCCTCAACTGGGGCGAAGCAGTAGGCGACAAAATTACTGCCGCTGCCATTGACTTCTGCTCCAACACCAATTCCAATAACGTCGGATGTTGATGCGTCTTTGAAAAGGTAACCAGCGCCAAGGCTGCCTTGTGCCCCAGTCGAGTTCAAAATTATGTATTTGTTGTTAGTGCCGGATGCGGGTGGATCGCCAAATGTCGTGTGCCACACAGCCCAGAAACCAGAGGCGGTTCGTTTTTTAACGATGACCATTGCTGGTTTTACGCCAAGCCCGTGTCCAACAGTGAAATTGTCGTCAACATTTGAATAACCAACTCCGCTATAAGTAACAATAGAGAACCCCGCCGAGATGTTGGCGCGGACGGTGCTG